AAACACATGAAGTTCATTGTTTCTGACATTCTCTTTGACTTCTCTGATAGTTGTGAGGAACTATCAGAAGATGAGATGATTGACATCACTGATGATTCTCTTGGTTTCTGGGAGGCAGATGATGAAGATGATCTCATTGAAGAAATCACTACTTCTACTGGTTGGTGTATTAAATCCATAAACTATGAGATTGCACTAACCTGAACACTTTCACTGAAAACCATCACTTTCTTCAAAAAATGACAGAATCCACCAAAACTATGCAATTCTCAGAAATTGTTGAAAAGTATGCAATGTTTATCATTGATGGTATGGATTACAAAACATTAGAAGTGTTTGCATTTGAAAGTTTGGTAGATAATATCACTAAAGATTATGAATCTGTTGATGAATTAATTCAAGAAATTAAGGATCAATATGATGAAGAAACACTTCAAGATATAATTACAGGGTAATTATAATACAAACTCACTGTCTAATAGTAATACACAGTGAGTTTGTATTAATAATACACAGTGAGTTTGTATTAATAATACACAGTGTTGTCTAATAGTAATACACAGTGAGTTTGTATTACTATTAGACAGTGTTGTTTAATTCTTATCAACAATCAACTGAGGGTGCCCCCCTCCCTCATGCCGCCCATCCAGCATAGGCACGCCAGTGCCCCAAACGCGAGCAATGTCACAGAATGAAACATCAGGGCATCTGATGGCACTGATCAGCACCGCTGATGGTTCAGGGGGTTGGCAGGGTGCCCTGATGCTGTAGGATGGACGCAAGCAATTCAGTTCACTGATGCCTGACATTCGCAACATTCTCTCTATCTACATGCAGGCAACGCCTGTAGACACTCAAGAGGGTACGGTTTGGTACAACAATGCCCACACTATTTGTCAGGGTTTGAGTGACAAATACAACCTGCCTCTCGCTACAGTTGTGGGGGTTGTATCTGCACTGTCTCCGAACAACAAATGGGATCGCAATATCCTTGATGCTGAGCAGATGATCAAGGCATATTGCATGGGGTTTGATTACCCTAAGGTCTGCACTTTCACTGGCAACAAAGACAAAGCGATCACAATTCTTGAGTGTGAGATTGACTCAAGCGACAACATTTGTGCCATCCTTAAAGGCAACAAAACCATTGCATTCTTCCGTGGCATCTATACCAATGGAGGGTGTGATGAGATCACCGTTGATGGTCACGCCTTCAATATCTGGCGGGGTTTGTACACCTCACTCAACGAAGTTCCTGCCATTAGTGATAAACTCTACAAGCAGGTTAGTGATGCTTACCGTGAGGCAGCAGTTACTATCAACAACCTGGAAGGCACTAAGTATAGTGCTGCCCAGATTCAAGCGATCACTTGGGTATGCTGGCGGCGGCAGAATGGTGTCGCTAAGTGATAGAAATTCTTTGCACGATGGTGTTATGCATCATCGTGCCCCGTTTGAGTTACTATCTCCTCGTGCAGTTTCTATCACTATTCGTCCGGCACTAACTAATTTCCAAAACGGTATCAACCGATACAGCACCGGGCGACCGGATCGCCCATAATGACTTCAGTTCAAACGACAGACCATGACTCACTCCAACCCCTACGCTCAGCAGATCCTTGCCAAGGGTCGTGACCTGCCCAAGGCGCAACCCGAGACCCGGCAGGTGCCTGCCCGCTTCGCTGATCGCTTCGCTACCTTTGAAGAGTATCAAGAGGCAATGGCAGACTTCCTGAACGGCATGTGACGCCTGAGGGGGTGTCCACTGGCACCCCCAAACCGCCAGACCCCGTGCCTATAATGACAGCATGAACAAAACACCTGACTTCGCCGCCATCCTCGCTGACTACACCCGTCAGCACAACGCCATGATGGCACGGTCTGCCGCCTCTAAGGCAGACGTTGCCGCTGGCACCGAGATCCTCACCCCTGCCCCTGAGCGTGGACAGTGGGGAGTGTGGAACATCTCCGACCGCCACTGAGCGGGCGCCCCTGTAGACTACCCCAGACAACACACCACACCATGAACCGCTTCCTCTCCATCGCCGTCGCCATCGCTGCCACCCTGCTGATCGGGGACTACCTGATCGAAGGGGTGAAGGCAGGTGCCTCCCTGGCAACCGCCGAGGTGTGCCGCTCCGCTAACTGACCCTAAGGCACTGGCGGATAGACACCGCCCGCCTATACTGATCAAGTCAACCACACACGACACCATGCCTGTCTCTGACGCCTACCTGATGGAACTGCAGATCGAAGATCAGATGTATGATCGGATTGAGGATGATCTGAATCGTTATCAGGACGACCTCTCCGATCTGCTTTCTGATCTGGATGACGCAATCGAGGACGCCCTGAACTGGGCGGACGCCTGACACACTGGCACACCCCCCCTCGCGGGGGGGCACACCCTGTGCCTATAATGACTTCAGTTCAAACAAACACCATGACCAAGCAACAGACCCTCCAGGCAGCACGCAACATCATCACTGGCAAGCGTGCCTCCTCCCTGGCAGACGTGACCCGCAACGACCTCAAGGCGGGCGCCCGTGCCATGGGTCGCTCTGCCGAGCAGGTCAGCAAGGCGAGCACCCTGCGCCTTGCCCTGTGGGCAAGCGTGGGCACCAGCGCCATCTGAGGACAGTCGAGGGGGTGTCCACCACCCCCCACGATCGCCCCCCATGGGGTCTATACTGACTTCAGTTCAAACAAACACACGAACTTCAATGATCACTCTCCTCGTCGATTCTCCCGCCAAGCGTTCTTCCACTTGCGTGGAATCGATCATGGTTTCTCTCAAGAATGCCTACGCCATGGTGACATTTAAGGGAGGAAATACTTACTTCTACAGTAATGTCTCCCGCCGTGCAATCCTTGCCCTCAAAATGTCATCTACTGTGTCCCTTGGGTTCTGGGTAAATAAGCACTGCATTCAGGCAGAGAAAGTTATCACTACTCCTCTCAAGTGGTGATAATCGAAAAGGGGTCAATTTGACCCCTTTTTTTATAAATTATCAAAACCCACAGTTTCTGATACTTTTTTTCAAATCTTCCTAAAAAGTATCAGAAACTCTCAGACAGTTCTTATTAACAACTCAAAATGCAAAGTATTCCAATTTTGCAAATTGCAAAATATTTGTATAAACAACTCACTAATTTATTATAATTAAACAGTGAGTTACAGTTAATAATACTAACTCACTAAGTTATTATAATTAAACAGTGCCCCTAATTAGGGGCGTTATGTGATATTATAATACCCCCCCCCTTTAATCCCCTCAAATGCCCCGTTTTAAATGCGTGGGTCCCTCCTAACCTACAAAGGTCCCCCAGCGACCTTAAAATGCAACTAATTCCAAAAAATTTTTCGCAGGTAATTTTAATGAAAACCCCCAACGACAACAATAACAATGGAATCACTCTTGATGAGATGATGGATTATGATGATTTATTTGAGGAACTGATTAATGATCGAGAAGAGATGATCAATATATTAACTGAGGGTAGGATACAAGGATTACTAAAAACAGATGATATTGTAACAGTTCTCATTAATCATTATAAATTTAATGGAATTGAGAACAGTAGTGAACATTATTTGAGGGATGAGAGTGAATTGCGGGAGGAGTTATTCGACCAAATCCATGGAGTGTTTAGTAATATGCATAATATAGAAATCATCATATGGTTTAAAGAAAACGAACCTTATGTGTTTGGGATGAAATCCGAACTTGAAAAATTATTTTCGCAATAAAAAAAAATCGCCAGGAAAAAATTTCACCAAAACCCTTTTTTTAAATTATGACTGAACATTGTAGTAATTGTTATTATGCTCGAAGGGCACACCAATTTCCTGCCAAGGATGGCAAGGAATGGTATTCGTGTCGATATCATGCACCGATGCCATATGCGAATGAGAAACAATCTACGTATAAGGATTGGAGGATAGTACCAGAGGATTTCTGGTGTGGGCAGTATAGGATTAAGAAATAAAAAAATCGGTTACGGGGACTATATAAGAAAGAATAGGGAGTACAGATGTCTGTAGAGGATTGGGACATGGATGATTATTCACAGTATTTGGAGTTTAGTACAAACGAGGACAAGATGCTTATTGACGAACCTATGATCAGTTATGATTCCTTTATTGACAGATTTATTCTTGATGCACCGAATGGGGAGACGTATTACTTCAGAGATTATGAAGGAGCGGAAGATTTTTGGATGTTAAATTTTAAAGAGAATGTAAATCTTGATGAGGAATAATGCCATATTATCCAACAATTGTTGAGACATTTGGAGAGATTAACAATCCAGGTACTGCAACAACAGCACAATACAGTGGGAGTACTGTGGCGGGGGAGACTGTTGCATGGGGTACAATAGCAGGTGCAGTATCTTATGCTCTTAGTGGTACAGATGCTGCATCATTTAATATTGTAGAGAGTACGGGTGTAGTTACATGGGCAATTACACCACCGAATGTTGATGATACGTATGTCTTTGTAGTAGAGGGTACAGACGCAGAGGGAGACACTACATATCAATCAGTTATATTATCATCGTATGCATATAACATTGGACAAGTTGATGGGATCTATGTGTTATATGAAGTTGGAGTAGAAGGTAGTGACATTGATTTTCCAGAGCAATGGATTGATCCACAGGTTCAACCACCAGTCAGTCCACCGACAACATATTCAGCACATAAAGCAAATCTAAAGGAGTATGTTGGTGGTGTATATCGTATACAACAGAAAGTACCAACAAACTTTACAAGTAATCCAATTGAGTTTATGAATGTTGATACATTTGTAAGTCAAGATTTCAGTGCGACTCAATATTCAACACCAGATGATCGAGTGATAGCATATGGTGATGATCTTGCGGGGAATAATGAGATTGGATTTGGTCGATGGTTAGATTTTAGACTTGATTGTATTGGTCTTGATATTGATGGTCGTCCTGATTGGTATAGTCAGATCAATAGTTATTACACGTCACAGAATTCAAATAATGGTACAGTAGATCCACAATTACTTGCGATTGAGAAAGCAGAAACAGTTACAGTAACGTTTAATGGTTTTGATCCACCAATACTTGGGACATCACCCAATATTGATCAAGATCTTATTGTACAATTAATTAGAAAAGATGGTAATGGTAATGTAGTACAGACCGTTACTTGTGATAAGAATAATCTTAGTAATATCAATATCAGTGCAACCTATCCAGAGACGATTACCATTCATGTAGAGGGTAATTATACAAGATTATTATTTCCCAATGAGACATGGACATATGCATTTGATAAAAGTAAAGATTATACAATTATACCAGAGCATTTACCTGTATTACTTGATAGTGAGGGACCAAGATTATTTGATCCATCACAGTTATTAACAGCAACAGATGTAACCGATGAAGTTGAAGAATTAACCGTTGGTACTGAGACGGGTAATGAAATAACCGTTACTTATTTTTCAGCGACTAAACTTAATGAACTTGCTGCTGCATCAGGAGCACTAAAAGTACTTCCACAAGATCCTAACGAAGTATTTGATGCATATCAGATTGATCAAACATATAGTAATCAATCAAGGATTAATGGAATTGTATTTGATTTATCTCAAGAGTTTCCAACAGATGCAGAGATTATAAAATATGAGCAAGATCAAGTTGTAAATCGTGATGTAACCTATACATTTACGGTAACAAGTAGTATGCCTGCATGGAATAGTGCTCCATGGGCAGCAGGAACATATGCGGTTGGGGATTATGTTACCAATGATGGTAATTTATATCGTGTTATCCTTGCAGGTACTGCAACACTGGAGACTGGACCTCCAATAGGAACTACAAATTACCGTGGAACTGTATCTGTTGGTGTTCCTCCAGTAGAAACACCTTCAGGACCTGTGTATCGTTATATTCCAGATCCTATTGGTAGTGGATTTGGTGCTGCTACAATACAACTCCGACAAAATGTGTTAAATAATTATATAAATGGTCAGGTACGTTATTCTGAAATTCTTGATTCAAGACCAAATAGACGTGATCCAAAACCAAATACCCTGGAAGAACCTCCAAGAACTGATGGATTCTAAATTATGCCAATACCAGTAACCTATACACCAATTCAACCAAGAGCAAGTACGGTTAGTTTACCGGTTATTTGGACTCCTAATAGTTGGGTAGGTACATTTTGTCCCGGAACACCTCCTATTCCTGAGGTGTGGAGTATTACCGTAACAAATTTCACACCAATCATTGCACCAGCACCATATAATGGTGATCCTGGTATTGTGTTATCATTAACACCAGGAACGGTTACTACTGGTGGTTCTGGTGTTATTACAACCGGACCTCTTGTTGGTCCTGTGACTGCAGTGTTAAATGCTACAGGTACTTATACTGATTATTTGTTTCCAAATAAAGAGTATAAGTATCGTGATGATTCTACTGTTAATCCAGCACATGCTCCAACACCTATTGTTGGACAGGATGGATATACTGCAAAATTTGGTACATTGAATCAATTAACAGCAGTTAGTAAAGGAACATTTCTTAATCCTGTTCTTGGTGCTCCTATTGCAGGTACTCCTACTGTTGGGATGATTGAGGAAATTGCTAATCCTGAACATATGATTCATTATTTTCCAGATCCAAGGTATGTTATTGTTGTGCAATATACTTTAGTCATCACCAGTTCTTGTGGAATTGGTGCTGGAACATATACAATTAGGCAAATTGTATATGATAATAAGGATATTTCATCAAAACGCTTTGTACAAAAGGTAGAAGCACAAACTGGTCGTAGACCACCAAATCCATACGTTAATCCCAATAAAATAGTAATCCCATGAAAGGTTGTACATTTCTTGGTGCAGCAAGCACTGGACATATTTGTTATCCTCCAACAAATCTTGTTGGTTCATCAAAAAACATCTATGTTAATTTAAGTCTTGCAGGACGTGTCGGAGACCTCTTTGTACCCCATTCATGCCCTGGCACTGATCCACCGCCCCCACACCTCGTCAGGGCGATCTCACAGGGTCCTCTGAACGTCTATTTCAACATGAGACCTCCTGGTAGGGCAGGAGACTTTATTTCCTGTGGAGATAGGATTGCCGTAGGTAGTCTCAATGTCTTTGCAGGAGCGTTCTAAAACCCCTTGACAAAGGGGTTTACTCCTGTTATGCTTACAACGTCGTCAATCAAACACTACATTCATGGCAACTCGCTCCAAAATCGGTCTTTCTGGCGTTCAATTTCAACCAGGCAAACCCAAGAGCACCCGTCAAGGTAACAGCAAGAATACAAAGTATGCTGCTACCAGTCGTAACAAGGCACGTAAACCCTATCGTGGTCAAGGTAAGTGAGACCTGAGACCCGAGAATCAATGGAAATGCTGTTTACAGCAAAGTGGAACCTTCCAAAAGCAGCAGAACATTGCAATTTGAGCAATAAGGAGATGAAAATCACCTTTAATGAGTATTGTAATTTTCACAAACCCACTTACACAGAAGAAAAATGACTAAACCTCTCCTTTACATATCCCAAGATAAGGAGATGGCACTCATCCAGGAGATGGCATATCGTATAGAAATGGAAAAATGGGACATTCACCCATCAAATACCTGTTTTTTATGCGTTTCTCCTGATTATTCCAGTATTGTTACTCAACATCTCTCCCATTCACTCACCATGGATGGGGAGATTTTTCATGTTGAGGCAGTAAATGTGCCATTTCCTGATGAAGACAAGTTCAATTACAAAGTTCAGTTTGAACTTAATTATGCTGAATGGGTGTTAGATTGGGAAAAATTCGTCCTGATTGAGGCAGGAGTCATTCGTGGTGACAACTACACCTGGATTACACAGTCTATGGAGACGTTTACACCCAAAAATTACTACACATTGTCTCTTTGTGAGAACATTCATAGTAAATTTAAGAGTGATCTGGTGTCACTTTACTATGATGATGATGTTGAAGACCTTCATTTTTGGTGGGAAAGACCCAATAATCATTGGCAATAAATAAATTGGAGATAGAAACCTCCCAAAAAGTTCTGGAAACAGAGTTTTTGAGGTAAACATGGCAAATCATCCAATACCAGATCAAAGTATTGATTTTATTGAGTCTGGGATGGTACTAATTACCGATCCCAGAGCGGACTATTACTTAAAAAAAGCACAAAAACCCAAAAATACTCCACCGGAGGATCGTTTAAGTCGTCCATGTGGCGGTAAAGGAGGTTTTGATGACTATGCCGAGTGGTTGACCTGATATATAAAGTATAAGAGATGCTAAAATGGCAACTATATCCAAAAAATTTGTTGATTTAAACCCCAGTTTTAGTGCAAATCCTATTACTGGGGATGTTGGTGTCTTAAAAAATGAAGATGCCATTAAGCAGGCAGTAAGAACGCTTGTTTTGACACAATTTGGTGAAAAACCCTTCCAACCACTATTTGGTAGTGATATTGGTAATGTTTTATTTGAAAATTTTAGTTCTGTTGCGTTAGATAATATTGCAAATCAGATAAAAATAACATTAGAATCTTTTGAACCAAGAATTACTTTTGATGAAGTAGAAGGAATTTACGATGAATATACAAATAGTTTAGAGTTGCAGATAAAATATACTATTGTTGGCATTCCCTTAGATCAACAGTCCCTTAATCTTGTCTTAGAAAGAGTATAATGGCATTTAATCAAGTTACTAATTTAGATTTTGAAGATGTCAAACAAAGTTTGAGGGAGTATTTGCGTGCTTCACCAAATTTTACTGATTATAATTTTGAAGGTTCTGTATTATCTCAATTGGTTGATGTATTAGCATATAATACGTATTATAGTGCGTTAAATGCCAATCTTGTTGCAAATGAAGTATTTCTTGATTCTGCTTCAATTCGAGAGAATGTAGTTTCTCTTGCTCAAACAATCGGTTATAATCCAAGATCTGCTACAGCGGCAAAAGCAAAAATAACTCTTGATATACTACTTCCAGTAAACTCTTCAGTTACTCAATTAACATTAAATTCTGGAAGTGTCTTTACCGGGACCGGAGACAATGGATCTTTTGTATTTTCAATTCCAACTCCAATAACAAAACAAACTACACTCAATAATGGCGGACGATCCAGGGTGTTGTTTGAAGATATTGAAGTTTATCAAGGAAATTTATTTAATTTTACTTATAATGTTGATACTTCAACCAAGCAAAAATTTATTATTCCAGATGCAAACGCAGATTTAAATTTAATTCAGGTAATAGTTAATGAGACAGATTTTGCTGTACCGCAGACATACAAACTTGTAGAAGATATTACTCAATTAAACTCGGAAAGTCGGGTTTATTTCATTCAAGAGAATAAAAATGAACAATTTGAGTTAATTTTTGGTGACGGTACATTTGGTAGAAAATTATTAAATAATGATCAAATTAGTATTTCTTACATTACTACGGATAAAACACTTGGTAATGACTGTTCTGAGTTTTCCTTTATAGGAAGATTATCTGATCAATCAAATAATTCTTATTCTGCATCTCAACCCTCTATTACTGTAGTAGATTTTTCTGCAGGGGGAGCAGATCCAGAAAGTATTACTTCAATTAAGTTTCTTGCTCCAAGAAGTTTTTCTGCACAAAATAGAGCAGTTACTGTTTCTGATTATGAAGTTTTAGTAAAACAACTTAGTCCTGGTTTAGAGTCTTTAACTGTATATGGAGGTGAAGAAGCAAACCCTCCACAATATGGTAAAGTTTTTGTTGCTGCAAAACCAATTGGAGCATCTGCACTAACTACAAGTGCTAAATTGGATTTGATTAGAAAACTCAGACAATACACAATACTTACAGTTGTTCCTGAAATAGTAGATCCTTCCTTCCTTTATATTGATGTTGATACTTATGTGTACTACAACTCTCGAAAAAGTAAGAGAACTCAGGTTCAATTGGCAAATGTTGTCAGAAATACCGTTATAGACTTTGCTACAGGATTTGATCTTAATAAATTTAATAGTAAGTTCAAATATAGTAAATTAGTTTCTACTATTGATGACAGTGATCCTGGTATTACATCAAATATTACCAGGATTAGGATGAGAAAGAATTTAAAAGTTTTTCCTAATGTATTTGCTTCTTATGAAGTTTGTTTTGGTAATAGAATTTCACCAAACAGTAATATAGTCTCAAATGGGTTTAAGATTACTGGGCAACCTTCAGAATTTGTATTTTTCTTTGAAAAATATGATGATTTAGGAACTATTGCTGTTTATAGACTTGTAGGAGACGTAAAAAAATACTTCAGTACTAATATAGGTTCTATAGATTATGAAAAAGGTGAAATAAATATCAATAACATCAACATTAACAGTGTATTGGGGGATAGTGGAGAAATTAGTATCTCAGTAGTCCCAACGTCTAATGATATTATTGCATTGCGTGATTTATATCTAACAATTGATCCATCTGGTGTTAATGTAAACGTGATTTTAGATGAATTAACTTCATCTTCAAGATCTTCAGGTGTCGGACAAATTCCAGTATCAAGTTAAAACATGTTTAACGACTTAAGAGTATCTAATACGGTTTCATCGCAAGTACCTCAGTATTATGCGTCTGAATATCCTAATTTTGTAAATTTCTTAAAGGATTACTATGCGTTCTTAGAAACAAATAGTAATGCTTTAGATTTACTGAATAATATTGGAGATTTGATTAATGTAGAGACGTATACTGGGATAGATATATCTTCAGTACTATACTCTGATATTGAAGATGACTCTGACGAACTATTATTAAGCGGCACTCCCGTTTTTGCTCCTAATGGACTAATAAAAATTGATGACGAAGTTATTTTATATAAAAATTTAGGTCCTGATCTTGTAGATGGGGAAAAAGTAACAAGATTAGAACTTATTGCAAGGGGGTATATATACAATTCATTAGAAATTGATTCTGGATTTACTGCAAATATTCAGACTGTAGCATCTGCACACACTGCAGGTACTATCGTATATAATCAGTCATACATATATCTTTTTTACTTTTTAGAAAAACTTAGAGAACAGTATTTACCTGATTTTCCTAAAAATGTATTAGAAGATAATTTAAATCGTGGATTAAACATCGATGCCATCCTAAAAAGAGTAAAAGATTTTTATATTACTAAAGGAACTCCTCAAGGAATTGATTTTTATTTTAAATTTCTATTCCAGGAAACACCAGAACTTAGAAATTTTAGAGATTCACTAACAACTCCGTCCAATTCTATTTTTGAAGGTAAACGTATTGTAAGATTTAGAAATTTGGATAATTATCCAAATTCGGAATTACAATTTAAACAACTTGTCCAAGGTGAAAATGAATTTACTGTAATTTCATCTGAAAGTCTCTATACATTTACTTCATTAGCAATTGAATATGAAATTTCAAACTCAGAAAATATAGTCACTACAGAATTTACTAAAATTGTTTCAGAACCTGATTATGTTTTTAAAAGACTGTATGTAGATGGCACAGATGGATTTCCTGAGTCTGGAATTATAAGATATGGAAATATTTTTATAACTTATTCGCAAAAACAAGAAAATTTCTTTGTTTGTGATGATTCTATTTTTAAATTGCAAGACCTTGGTTCACCTGTAGGTAAAATTGTATTTGACTTAAGCACATTATGTGTTGTAAAAGATAATCCTGAGTTTTACTTTTCTGTTTATTCTGGAATTACTGAAATTACTGGAACTGATAATGTAGGATATACTCCAGGAGATGCTGGATTCATTTCTTACATTACTTTAACAGATGATCCTATTTTAACTACTTGGTCATATAATAATACTCTTCCAGTAAATAAAACCAAAGGTGTACTATCTTCTGTTACTAATTTATATTATTCCAATACCGATTTGTATCTTACAAGATCAAAAGCACCTTTTGAACTATATCCAGGAAACCCAGAAGTAAATAGAGTACCTTTAAATTTACCGGTAAATACTCGTATTTCTCCTGTAGATAAATTTGTAAAAATTCCAAGAAATTTTGTTCAAAGGAATTTAGAAGATCAAGAAAACACTATTGCACAATTCCCTGTTGCTCTTGCCACAGATGGAATTCCAATTATTAATTGGAAAAGTAATAATTTTAGTATTCTTGGTAAAATTCAATCTATTAATATTGAAAATGGTGGATCTCAATTTAATGTTGCAAATCCACCATTAATTACTATTGATCCTCCAACTACAGATGAAGCAGGAGCAGTTCAAGCAACTGCTGAATTGAAAATTAATGGTCATTTAGCAAAAGTCAATATTGAAGATGGTGGGTCAGGATATCCAACAAATGTATCTATTTTTGTAGATAAAGGTGCGGGTAATGATCCAAATATTACATTTAGGCAAGCAGTTGTATCTGCTGTTGTAGTATCTGGCAAAATTACAAAAATTAGAATAATTGATCCAGGATCTGGATATACAACAACTCCAACAATTACAATTACACCAGCAGTTGCAAATCCTGCACAATTAAGCGCATTAATTGAAGGATTTATTTATAATGTAAATATTACAAATGCTGGAGCAAAATATACAGAAGATCCCCAATATAATTTGGTAAAGGGAATTGGTGCAACTGCATCTGTTGTTGTAACCAATGGAAGAATATCTGCAGTATCTGTAATTAACAGAGGTTCTGGATATAATTCACCTCCAAGAGTTACTCTTGTAGATTCTTCTGGAAATGGTGTTGGCGGTGAAGTAATTGCTAAACTTGGAGATGGTAACACAGTACCTGTAGATCAAGTTGAATCTTTTGTTATATTAAATCCAGGACTTAATTATGGACTGACCACAACATCTGCAGTTATTTTAGAAAGTGGAAAGGATGAAGTATTAAATATAAGATCTCAAAGATGGACTCCAGTTAATAATTATGCTGAAACTATTCAAAGTGACGGATCTTATCAAGAAATCAATGGTAATGATCTTACTTATTATTATCTTGGAATTCCTGAAAATTTAAGGTATTACAATAATACCACAAACTCTTATCAGCGTGTATTGTATGAAACTGGCGAGTGGACTACCGCTGGGAATCCACACTCACCAATTATTGGATGGGCATTTGATGGTGCCCCAATTTATGGTCCTTTTGGGTACTCTGATCCACTTTCTCCTGGTTCTGCAGTTGTAAGAATGGTTAGTGGTTATAAAAAGAAGCAAAATATTGAACCAATTAGATCTCAAATTGGTGGTCTTGGATTAGGAAATTTTGAAATTGGATACTATGCTGAGGATTGGGAATGGATTGCTAATCCATTCAATTTAGATGAAAATAATGGTAGATTTTGTATAACTCCAGAATATCCAGATGGAGTATATGCATATTTCATGACGCATTCTACAGATGCAAATAAAAATAGAGATGGATTCCCATATTTTATTGGACCAAAATATCGAGGAAAAACTGAAAATACATTCAATATTAAAGAAAATAGAACTCTAAACAATGTAACTGATAATTTAAGTAGATATGTAAGTAAATTAGGTGATAGTTACATTTTACCAGAAGATCCTGGCAACTTTGTAGTTGAGGCGATTCCTGAATCTACCGATTCTACATTATTTGCACTGGATGTAGTTTCTGGTGGAGATTTATACAAAATTGGAGATACCTTAGTATTTGACAATGAGGGAACTGGAGGTTTTGGTGCCAGTGGATTTGTAAGTTCACTCAAAGGTAAAGAAATTACTCAGGTAACTAAAAATACCTATGACTTCTTCACTTATGATGAAGACACTTCACCATTTATATCTGGAAGTGTCATTAAGACTAATTCTGGATTCCAAGGAACTGTAATTGCTGTTGATAGTAAAAAGAAAGAAGTTTATGTAGATACTGTCAGTTCTCCAATTTCTATTGGAGAGAATGTATTTGACGATATTAATTTTATTAATACAGTTACTGGAAGTAAGACATCTTTAGAATTAACACCTACACAAACAACTATTAATTTAACTGCAAATATTAATTCTGACTTATCTTTGATTGCAGTAGACACTGTTGCTGGATATCAATTATATGATTATTTTAAAATTGATAATGAAATAATTAAAGTTATTTTTATAGATTCTGGAAATTTATTGCTTGGTGTAATTAGAGGCGTTAATAATAGCATTCGAGAGTCTCATGAAACTACAAGTCCATTAACTCTTATCGATAAAGTTACTGTATATAACAGTAATCAATATGTTGTTAATGATATTATTAGTTTAGATAATGAATATGCAAGAATTGTTGAAATTACTGTAGAAAACACCACCTCTGTTCAGGCATTTGATATTATTGAACCTGATCTTGGTGGTCCTGGTCCATATTACGTATATTTTGATCAAGAACTTCAATCTTTTGGTGGTAGCAATCAAGATTGTTTAGTTCTTGATGGAACTGAAATTCAAGATATTCAATTTGATGCTACTTTAACTGAATTTGATGATAATGTATTGGTAGAAGTTAGTGATAGTCCAACTTATGGATTAGGAACTTTCTTCCCTGTTGAAATTGTAGGAACCACACAAAAACATACATTAGATATTGAAAGAGGACTTTTTGGTACTGCTGTAGATACTCATACCAAATATACAAATGCTCCTATTCGAAAATTTATTACTGCTAAAGTATCTTCTTATGAAGAAGATAAAATTATCACTACATTTACCTCAAGTAATACAGAATTGGTTCCAGGAGATGATATTACAGTAACCGCATCTTTAAATAAGCAAGAAGTTAGAGATATATCAGTAAATGGCAATTCTATTGATGTTACATTAGATGGTAACCCAGTCAATCCTGCTACCTATGCAATTACTAACATACCTGGAGTTGATACTGGAATATCATTCTATGAAAATTATGATTATTTCTTTACAACTGACAATCTTGATATTTCGTTCTTTGGTCCCTCTACTAATGAAGATGGTGAGTTAGTTCCTGGTAGAAAATACTTTGACATTACTATCGATAAAACATTTGATTCTAATAATCGATTAACTAATTTTGTTATTTCTCCAGATGATTCTGATTTGACTTCATATTTTATGGTAATTACAAATCCAAATGATTCATCAATAACAAAGACAATTTTAGTAAAAACTTTACAAGAACCTATTAATGACAATTATAAAATTTTAACAGCAAATTCTACAGAATTTTCTGTAGTTAATAATATTGACCCAGAAAATGCAGACGTTCAATTAAGTCTTTATAACTCAAACACAATTTCTTATACAACTACTTCCAAAAATGCAAAAGGTCCAATAAATTTTGCTACGTTATCTTCTGGTGGATTTTCATATATAACTGCTCCGGGAATAAAGAGTATTAATTCTGATGATGGAATTGGTGCAATTATTTCACCACTTACAAAAAGTATTGGTTTGATTTTAAATGTTGAGAAGAGATTTTCTGGGTATGGATTTAGTTCAGATTTTAGACAAAAACCTGTTATTCAATTCCCAAGAATTTTACAAATTAGTAACAATTTTACGGTAACTGACGTACAATTAACTTCTATTGGGTCTAATTATTTGTTTGATCCAAGAGTTGTTGTAACTGGCGGAGGGTTGCCAAATAATTCAGAATTTCATGCTGAAATATCTGCAACTTACTCCAGTATTTCGGGAAATTTAACTGGATTATTTATTGTTAATGAAGGGCAGAGATACAATTCTGCACCAGATCTCAATATTGAAAAGTATTATTTTACCTCACTAACTGGAACTGGCATTGATACTATTTTAACTTTCAAATTTGCTTTTAATAATTACATCTTACAAGATGATCAATTTAAAGTTAGATTATACTATACAGAAGGTGGAGTAGAGAAAACCGCAGAGAGTGATGTATTTTTTGCAAAAATAGAGGTATCTGGTATAGAGTGTAGAGCAAATTCAGTTCAATCTGCACCTGCAGCAGATGGAGTAGATCCAAGAACCAGTGGAGAAATTGCAAGCATAGACTTTAATACCGTCACTGACACAAGATACGAGTACATTTCATTGAGTAGAGTTGCAACTGCTGTTGCTATTGTTTCTCAATCAACGTTTAGTGCTACAGAAAAAATAATTATCAACAATGATCAATCTAAGTTTGGATTTGTAACCGCAAATCAAGGATGGCAACCTTCCAGTTCTACGTTACGTGTTGAAAGATTCAATTCCAACGTAAGTATTGGTGACATTGTTTTTGGGGAAAGTAGTAAATCAACTGGTGTTGTTACTTTATCAAGAGGAACAAATGCTGCTCCAATACTTGGAACAGTTATTGAAAAACCAAAAAGTTTCTTAACAGTTGATTCTTTCCTTGGATCTAATTTTGAAAGAATTCAAGACAGCTTTAAATATCAGAGATTTTCATATGAAATTGGTGTAGATGTTCCATTTAGTGAATGGAAAGAAAATTATATTGGTGCTGCTCACCCAACTGGATATAATATTTTTGCAAGAACAACTATTAAAAATACTATTCCATTGGGTGCAGATAAAGACGAAACGACTTACAAAAATATTGAACTTCAACCTACTGTTACTGCAGCAACTGATCTGACAATCTCTACAGATGTTTCTGAGGAAGTTTCTTTTAGAAGAAAGTATAATTATTTGGTTACTAAGAGTCAAGGTCTTGATGAAGTTCAAGTCTATAATAGACAACTAACTGATATTAAAGAAACAGAAGCGGCAATTGTTGCAGTTTTTGAAGATTTTTCTGAGGAATTTGATGGAGCACAAACTTCTTTTGAATTGAAAGTTGTTGATCCTTTAAATCCAACAGATAATCAAGGAAATCCAAATTATATTGAAGATTATGATGTAGATCAAATGGTTATTTTACTTGATAATGTAATTCAAACGTATGGAACTTCTTGGTTTGTTACTGCATCTGATAAGAATATTACTTTTACAAGCAGTCGGGCGGAGGGACAATTATTACCTGAAGGCGAATCATTAACTTATAGAAAAGTAAATGAAACTACGGTAATATACGAATCTTCAGAAATTACCACTGCAGATGCGACTACTTTTTCACTTTTAGATGCGAACAATACTCCTTGGCCAGCAGGAATATTCTCAGTCATTGATTTAAACAATTATTTGGTACTTATCGATGGTGTTGTACAGTTACCAACTTCAGCATTTACGATCTCTGGTAATAATAATGGAGAAATTACATTTACTGAAACTATTCCTGAAGGTAGTGAAATTTCAGTTAGATATTTCTCAGGATTTCTCAATAATACGTTTGAAAACGTTAATCAACAATCATATACAAGTGGGACAGAGATAGTTCTTGCCAATACTCCTCCCGGAGCAACTTCCAACGAAAGTTATTTTGTATTCGTTGATGGTGCATTAATGTCTACAGATGTTTATACTATTAATGGTAGTAAAAACATAGTATTTAATGATGACTTTAACTATTTTACTTTGATGGTCTTTATCGATCCAGTTGGTGTATCTTTAACTACAAAAACTGATATTATCATTGCTGAAAAATATACTTATAAAATTGAAGACGGTCAAGAAGAAATTCCAGAAGGTTTTGTAGTTGATTCAAATAGTTATATTGTAGATATCGCTGGAGTTATACAATCTCCATCTATTGTATATGATACATTATCAAGTGGAGTTAGAAAAATTAATTTTACTGAACCTCCATATAAAACAATTCTTTCTGAAGATAACCCAAATACTCCTGAAGATGAATTCTCTTCTGTTGGAAGACAATTTATTGGTCTTTTATATCAAAGAAGTGATCCTGAAGGAAACACAACGACACCAAACTACCAATTTGATGATATTAGTCAAAATATCATTCAGGTTAAGGAAGATATTTCTAATTTTGTAATAGGAGACAATATTGTTAGATCTGACGAATTATCGTTCGGTGTAATTAAATCCAAATCCAGTAAAGTTACTAAAATTATAGCAGAAACATCGCAAGTTAGTTCTGTAACTGCAGGACAACAATTTACAGTAACTTTTAATACTACAAGAAATATTTTTGAGGGCGACAGAGTAATATTTAATGCTGGCATTGGATTAACAAGTCCAAATAATGATGAACTTGAAATTGTATCTATAGATCGTGCAACACGAGTGGTTACACTTGAAAATATCAGTGGCATCACTCTCAACATCAATATTCCAATTACCACTGCTATTGACTTTGTACACAACACCTTTGAAATTATTAATTTAAATATTGATGACTCTATTCCAAATAAGGATAATGGTTTTGTCGATGGCGACACTATTTTGAGTGGTCTTGCAAGTTCACAATCTACAGGAGTAATTAGTAGTATTGATGATGCCTCTGGATTAAGACTTGGAACTGCAGTTTATGTAGTAGACGCAGGTAATATAAGTGGGGGTGCTCTTACTGGAAATGCAATTCAAGTTTTTGAGGGTAGTGACTACACGTTTACACCGAATGTAACCCTCGTAGGAGGTTCTGGAGAGGGTGCTACTGCTACTGCGACTGTAGTAGGGGGTCAAGTCACTCAGATTGCCCTTAGCGGCGGTACTGGGTACGATGCAGCAGATTTACCTGCGATCATTATTGAACCACCAACCCAGAGCATACTTACTGTCCCTACCGGAGAAGGAGCATTATTTTTACAAAATGATTATATTTTAATTAATGATGTTGAAATCTGCAAAATTGCCAACATTACAGGTGACCAATTAACTATTGATAGATCTCAATTAAACAGTAGTCTTATAACATTCTATGTACGGGGAACTTCTTTTGAGAAAATTATTCCACAACAATTAACAGTTAAATCGTTTAGAAGAGGTTTTGATGGTGAAAAAACAGTATTTAAATTAACAGAACAATTTGAACCAGTTACATTACCAATTAATTCTGATATTTTTGTAATTCTTAATGGCATATTACAAAATGTTCCTTCTTCATATACCTTAACTACAGATACAGATGGAGATCGTGCGATAGAATTTGTATCAGAACCACCAAAAACTGAAAGTCCTTGTAATATATTCTATCTTGGTCAAACAATTAGTGTACAAGATGTTTCCACACAATTTAATGGATCTGATAGAATATTTGAATTGAGAGATCCTGCTGGTGAAATCTTTAGTTTTAATGCTAAAAATAAACCAGAAGCAAATATTTCTGCAAACTTAATTATCTTCATTGACGGTGTTTATCAAATTCCGTCAGTAGAAGCTACAGACAGAGAACCTGCATACGATAACAATCTTGCTTCATATAGACTTTTTGGTAGTGTTATTGAGTTTTCTGCTGCTCCAAAATTTGGATCTTCTTTTGAAGCATACATTTATGTTGGTTCTGATGATGACTATAATGATGTTGATATTGATCCTCCCGTAGAAGCTGGAGATGTCATTATTCAAGATGATCAGATAGTACCGAGAGATATTAATAATATTTTAAGTTCTACCAGATTGTCGGTCAATATAACTAAACCAAAATCTGGAAATCCTATTGAATTTTTTCCTAATTTATTGGGTGTTCCTAACTTGTATTTCTCTGATATTATTCAGTTACAACCAGTTAGAGAGTCTTTAAGATCCAGACAACTTGTACAAGCAAATGTTGTTACTTTATTAACTTTTTCAGATCCAGTTGTAGATTTGAATGCAAATACTGTTGAAATTGAAACTATTCAAGATCAATATTTGCCTGCAGTTGGCGAAGGAGAATTTGCTGAATTTAATTTCATCATTCCTGCCACTACCAATTTTCCAGAAAGATTTATTGATGCAACATATGGAACTATTGCATACGATACTAACGGAACTAATGAGACTTTGAGTAATGTAGTTGTTGGTGCTAAATTACCATTTGATCAAATTATTGTAATTAATTCCACCGCCCCTGAACTGTTTGATGATTTAATTTATGGATCTGAAATTATTGAAGGTAGTAATGTAGTTTCTCGACCAATTATAAATACAGTTCAGCGTATTACTTATGGACCTCCTCCAGGACCATATACAGATTTTGGTGCTAAGGTTGTAAACTGGGATCCCGATAACGGTATATTATTCCTAAAACTTGACAGTAATGCTAATCCAGCAGCAACCTCTGGCGGTGCATTCCAGGCAGATTGGAAAATTAGAATTGAATATTCTAATGCAACTGTTGCTGAAGCGACAATTTTGGATAATGACTTGATTGCCGAATATCAAACTCTTGCCGCTGGCACTAAATTATTATCCACAACATAACCCTATAAATAATAAAAAAACTGTTTCACAATGGCAGCGTTACTAACAGATAGATTCCGCGTAGTACTTGCGGAGAATTTTAGAGATAGAGTATTGCTTGGAGAAAGCGGTGGTGCTGATCCAATTAATCTCTGGTTGTTCTTTGCCAGGTCGGAAACCTGGGATGGGGGACTACCTCCAGATCCTACTGATAATCAAGAGGCAGCATTTAATTTGTATGACCAAATGCTTGGTCTTAAAAAAATTCCTGCGTCTAATATTAGGGGAGTTGTCAGAAATAAAACTTGGCAGTCTGGAACAAAGTATGATATTTATCGTCATGATTATGGAACAAAAGTTGGCACAAATCAATATATTTCTGGATTAAATTTTGAAGTCAAATTATATGAAACAAACTATTATGTAGTTACTTCCGAATTTAAAGTATATAAGTGTTTGAATAATAATAACGCTACTGCATCAACCGAAGAACCTACTTCTACATCAAGTGCTCCATTCACCACACCGGATGGATATGTATGGAAGTATATGTATAGTGTTACTGCAAGTGATTTTGAGAAGTTTAAAACTGATGATTACATTCCAATTCCTTTAACTTCTGTTGCAGGAAATGAAATTTTACCATCCACCAACTTTGGTGGTGCTGTATATAACGTAGTAATATCTGCCCCAGGAACAGGGTATAATTTAGAAGATACTTTTAACATTGTTGGAGATGGACAAAACGCAAGATTTGAGGTAACTTCTATTGGTGAAAACGGAGAAATTTTATCAGTAAGGATATTAAACCCCGGTCAGGGGTATACTTTTGGTGCTGCAACTCCAGACAATGCTGCCGGAAGTAATGCAACCTTTTATCCTATCTTTTCACCAAAAGAAGGTTTAGCAAATACAATTGCTCTTGAACTCGGATCTTATCGTCTTGGGTTAAATGCAAAAATTGAATCTGCAGAATTTCCTTTCCGAAATGATTTCACTGTTGTTGGAATCATTTATAATCCAATTATGGCACCTGGGGTTACAAATACTGCCATTGGAACTAAAAAACTTAAATTAGTTGGTCAATTAAGTAATACTCCAAATGCAGATGAATTGATTACTGGAGGAAGTAGCGGTGCTTCTGGAAAATTAATTCAATATGTAGAAGAAGATGGTATTTGGTATATCTACTACACCCAAGAAAACGTACTTGGTGAAGGTTTAAATTCATCGAATGTAAAAGTACCTTTCCAAGTAGATGAAACAATTACAGTTGGTGACAATAAAACTGGCACCATTGCATCAGATGGTCTTACGGATCCAGATATTTTAAGAGGTTCTGGAGAAATCATCTACATAGATAATAGGAGTCCAATTACACGGGCAACGGACCAAACAGAAGATTTTAAAATTATATTAGAGTTCTAAAATGCCGCAGTCAACTAACCTCAACACCACCCCATACTTTGAGGATTTTGATCCAAATAAAAAATTTCACAAGGTATTGTTTAAACCTGGAGTTCCCCTTCAGGCAAGAGAACTAACAACTTTACAATCTATCCTGCAGGATCAGATTGAAAAGATGGGATCGAGCATCTATAAAGAAGGTGCTATGGTAGTTCCGGGTCAGATTTCATTCGACCTTCTGTATACGTCAGTTTTGATTGAAGATGAGTATTTTGGATTACCATCTTCACAACTGGTTGAGTATATTGTTGGTAAGACCATAACAGGTCAATCTTCTGGGGTTAGGGCAAAGGTTGTTAATGCTATTACGGCAGAGCAATCTGAAAAGGGGTATACTACGTTATTCATTAAGTATATTGGTGCATCGAACACTAATACATCATCAACATTTGAGGATGATGAAATTTTAATTGCTAATGAATCTTTTAGTATTGGTGGAACTGTAATTTCGGAAAATACTGATTTTGCAAAATGCATTACAAACAATGCAACTTTTACTGGGTCTGCTTCATCTATCACAACTGGCATTTATTACACAAAAGGTTATTTTGTTACCGTAGATCCACAAGAAATCATTCTGGATCAATTTGGAGTTACTCCTTCTTATAAAATTGGATTACAAGTATTAGAAAATATTGTCAGTTCTACATCTGATGAAAGTTTAAATGATCCATCACAGGGATTCTCTAATTTCGCTGCTCCAGGCGCAGATAGATTTAAACTTGAGGCAAAATTAGTTAAAAAGTCTTTATCTGACAATTCTGCAACTGATTTTATTGAATTACTTAGACTGGATAATGGTAAATTGATTGAGATCGTAAATGGTAGTCTCAATCAACTTGATGGTGCTCTTGAAAATTCTCTTGCAAGAAGAACTTATGATGAGTCTGGCAACTATGAAGTAGAACCTTATACATTTGCTAAAGATGAGTGTTTAGATGATGGTACTAATAATGGTGTGTATGCACTTGGTTCAAAAACAGCAGATGATAATGAAGCATCTTCAGATCTATTTGAGATTACAGTAAGTCCTGGTAAGTCATATGTTCTTGGATATGAGTTATCAACTTTATCAACTCGATATGTTGATGTCAAAAAGGCAAGAAAATTTAAATCAGTTGAAGATTATATTACAAATACTGATGCAAAAGGATTTGTAATTACTTCTTCTAATAGTATTCCCCAATTGACACTTCAAACTGTTCTTACTGGTGATAGGATAGTAGCACTTCAGGATAGTGGTAATAATGTTATTGGTTATGCACTTTTAGTTTCTGCTTCTGGAACATATCCATCAACTTGGGAATACAAGGTAACTGCAATTAAGTTTCTTACAGGAAAGACACTGAATGATCTTGCTAATTTGTATTTTCCCACTTCATCTATAAACTTTGAAACTAATACAGTTAGTGGCGGTGCCAGTGTTTCTGTGTCAGGAACATCTGGAGTTCCTGCTAAAAGATTTTTTAAATTACACAAAAGTGATGTAATTAAATCTGTCGAAGACGTATCTTTAACTGATGTTAGAGCATATGCAAGTGGTACTTTTTCTTCTGGTACAGCAACTCTTACTAACGTAAAATTTAATAGTTCAAATTTTTCAGATTATACTTTTGTTCTATCAGACACTGGAAATATACCTGGGGCATCTGCTACGGTTACACCAAATTTAGAGCAAGGTGAACTTGTTGTTAATATTGATAATACATCAAATAATGGCACTTTTGTTGTATTTGGTCCTACTACTGTAGCAAATCCACAAGAAAAACTGATGGATTACAGGCAGATGAAAGTTGCCAAATATAGTCCTATTGCTACTAAATATGATACAAGTGCTAATACATTAAATCTTGGCGTAACCAGAGTATCTAATATAAGGGCGGTTTATATTGCATCTTCCAGTGATTCTGTTAGTGACATTATTCCAAATATAGTGATATCTAATGTTGTAAATTTTGAAGAGGGAGAAATTATTGAAGGTGTTACTACTGGTGCTAAGGGTAGAGTAATTTGGATAAATGGAAACGTTGTTTATTTTGTATATGAAAATGATCTTAGATTTATACCAAACGAAAACGTTAAATCATTTAAAACAAACCTATCTACAGGTGTTAGTAGCGTTAAAAGTGGGTTTACCAACTTTAAAGACAAATATCAATTAAATGATGGGCAAACAGACCAAACATTTGAATTTTCTTCTATAACAAAAAGTTCTGGGTTTAATGTTCCCTCCACTGCTTTAGTTTATACCGTTTTTGATTATTTTCAAGATATTAATCCTGGAACTGGATTATATACCACTGTAAATTCTTTCTATAATTCAACTCTTGAACAAAGTCCAAAATACATTCCATCTACTGAAATTGAACCTATTTACTTATCTGACTTAATCGATTTTAGAATTGATCAAGAGAGTATTTTACAATTTGATGGAACCCCTAACATTCCATATGAAATTGATGCCGCAGAAATTATTGCAAATACAGATTTATCTAATTTTGGTAATAATAATTATCAAACTTACCCAGATAATTTACTCAGTCCTGAAGGATATGCCCAAAGCGATTCTTTAGAGTATTATATTCCAACTTATAATACTTTATATTTAACAAAAACTGGTGAATTTTTTATTAAGGAACTTAACAACTCAGAAGATAGTGATTCACGTGAAACTTACGAATTAAAAAATGCGATGCCACTTCTGGATATTTTTGTTCCAGCATACACCAGGGATTTGAATGACGTAGTTTACACTCGTTATAAAAATAACAGATATACTATGAGAGATATTGGTAGACTTGAAGATAGACTTGAAAATCTTGAGTATTATACTGCTTTATCTCTTTTAGAAACTGAAACTGAAAATCTCTTTATTCCAGATAGTGGTGGTTTAAATAGACTTAAAAACGGATTTATTGTAGATAATTTTACAACTCATAATATCGGAGAACCAAGACATCCAAATTATTCATGTTCTATGGATTTTGAGGCAGGTGAATTAAGACCACAACATTATACTACTAATGTATCATTACGATATAAAAATAATGTAGAACCATCAAATTATTTGAATGATAGTTTTATTTTATTGAAATATGATGATATTGCTGTAATCGAACAACCCCTTGCGTCTGGCGTAGAGAATGTAAACCCATTTGCAGTTATCTCTTGGGTTGGAGATATTAAAGTCAGTCCAGCAACAGATGATTGGGTAGATGAAATTAGATTACCAGAAACTACTACACGGGTTGAGGGTAACTTTATTGCAACTGCAGCAGCAGCGGGCGTAACGAATTTTAGTACCGGTGGATTTGCTCCTACTCAATGGGGTTCATGGCAAACACAGTGGACAAGCACAAGGACCACCAGAACCGGTGGCACTGAACGTAGAAGTGAATGGCCATTCATTAGAGACGTTGCAACTACTACCAGAACCACCAGAAGAGGTCAAACGCGAACCGGAGTAAGAACAAGTGTAACCCCAAGATTTGATAGAGAGGTACTTGGAGATAGAGTTGTTGACATTACATATGCAAGATGGAAACGTTCAAGAAATGTTAGATTTTTCTGTAGACGTTTAAAACCATATGTAGAACTATATCCATTCTTGGATGAGAAAAATATTTTTACTTATGTAACTCCTAAACTTCTGGAAATCGAAATGCTTAATAATGCATCTTTTATTCCCGGTGAAACATTTAGTTTAGTATCTAACGCTCCAGGAAGATTCTTTTCTGCGACATGCTTTCTTCCCCAAGGCGGCAGCGGACCCAGCACACTAATAAATCCATACACTAAAGAAGAAATTCCATCGACGTATAGTGCATCTTCTACTCTTTTGAATTGGGATGTTCTTAAAACTACAACATCTGTAACCAATGGAATATCTACTGCCGGAAGATCTGAAACCTTTAGATCTGCTGAGGGTCAAGGTGGATATTTAATTGAGGGTGATATTGTTCAAGGTCAAGAAAGTGGCGCAAGGGCAAGAATTACTAACAAGAGATTTGTTACTACTGAAAATGGTGATCTTATAGCAGGATTCTTTATCCCATCTCCAGATACACCAGGCAATCCAAGATGGAGAGTTGGTGAATCTACTGTTTTATTTACAGACTCACCAGTAAATAGTAAAGTTCAAGGAATCGTTGATAGTTCTGCAGAAGGAACTTATACTGCAAGAGGAACTATACTTACAAAACAAACTGATGTTCTTTTAGTAAGAAATGCTAATGTTCAAAGAGATACTGTACGTGAAAGAAGAGTTGTTACAAGAAGAACAACAACACAAAGAACAGGTGCTTGGAGAGATCCACTTGCACAATCTTTCTTAGTTCCAGAAGAAGATGGTATGTTCGTTACCAAAGTTGACACATACTTCCAATCTAAGGATACTTCAGGTCTTCCTATTACAATGGAACTTAGAACCATGGTGAATGGTTATCCATCTCCAAATGTTATTGGCGTAGCAACATTAACCCCAGATCAAGTTAATGTTTCAGATGATGCTACTGCAGTAACAACGTTTACCTTTGACGCACCAGTATTTGTTGAAGGACTTCAAGAATATTGCTTTGCGGTATTAACATCTTCACTTGAGTATAAGATGTGGATTTCTGCAATGGGTCAAGATGATTTAGATGGTAATCGTATTACTGCTCAACCTTATGCAGGTGTCTTATTTAAATCTCAAAATGCTTCTACTTGGACAGCACATCAATTAGAAGACCTTAAATTTAAATTATATCGTGCTGAGTTTGATATTACAGAAACTCCTACAATTGAATTTGAGACTCCAGTTTTACGATCTTCTGGAGTTAAGAGACTACCACCAGATCCTATTGAATTGTTATTAAATACTGGAACTGCTGCGTACAGTGCAGTTGCAAAAACAACTACTGGATATATTAAAGTAAACCATCCAAATCACGGTATGCATGATCCAGCATCATATGTAACCATTGATGGTGTTTCTTCTGGAGTTGGGACTACTTTAGCATCAAATTGGACCGGTGGTGTTAGTACTCCTATTCCTTTGACTGGTGATGCTAATACTGAAGCTTTATTTAAAAATAGCAATAATATTGATGGTGCTGTTGGTAGTGCAGCAAATCCAGCATACATTAGAATTAATGATTCGGTTTATTCATATGATCCTTCCCAGACAAATAATCAGTCTGGAGGTACATTTACTATTACTTTAATTGCACAAATTTCTGGACCGACTGGAATTACATTTGAATCTGATGATGACATTACAGTAGAATATTATGTTTATAATGGAGTTCCATTGACTGAAATTAATAAAACACATAGAAATTTGAGGTGGATTACATTAGATTCATATCAAATTAATATCGATGTTGAAAGAAATACAACAGAGAATTTGAATTTTGGTGGAATTAATGTAGACGTATCTACTAATACTATGTTTACTAATGTTCTCCCATCTGTTACATACCAGGAACTTCCAGGAACTTCAGTAACTGCTGAAATGAGAACCACATCTGGAACCTCTATATCGGATTCAAGTTTCTCGGATCCAAGTAACTCTAATATTCCACCAGATAGATCCTACATTAAAGAGTCAAATTACTCTTCGGTTAATATGAATGATAATAATTATTATGAAACTCCAAGACTTGTAGCATCTTATCCTAATGCAGAGAATCTCATGCAAGGTCAACCTTCTGTGGACCTTAGACTTACTTTATCAAGTACAAATCCATTATTATCTCCAGTCATTGATGCAGAAAGAATTAGTTTAATTACTACATCAAATAGAGTTTCTAATATTGATGGAAATTATAAGCAAGAGTATTTTGGTGATAATCCTGGTGAAGTATTTACAAATATTGAATTAAATGCAATTTCTGATTATAACTCTGCTAATTACATTACTAAATTAATCTCGTTGCAAGATCCAGCAACAGGACTAAGAATTGAATTTGCTGGATATAATCCTCTTCAAATTGCAGATATTGACGTTTTGGTCAAAGTATTATCTGGTGAAGAAAGTGATCCAAATCAAATTGATTGGATTGATTTAGATGATCTTACTGTTTTCTCCGGCAATACAAATTCCAGAGGAAATGATTATTTTACAGATCAAAAATGGAATTTTGATATTACTGATCTTACTCCAAATGGAAACCCATTCACAGAGTTCCAAGTTAAAATTAGAATGAGATCTAATAACCAATCATTTACTCCACTTATTAAAGATTTAAGATGCATAGCTCTCGCTTGATTCCAGTTGATGGTCACTCTAATTTAAAGCGTGACCGAAATACAAATGCTATTATAAGTACAAATACTTCAGATTATGAGAAGTATATTACGGAGCGTAATCGAAGACAAAATTTAGAAGATAAAGTAGATAATACTGCCAAAGAATTATCTGAGTTGAAATCAGAAATGAACGAGATCAAAAATCTCTTGATTGAACTTACAAATAAATAACTATAAATACTTAATAAGACACTGGGAAGATCATGGCAGCGATCCCTATTAATTTAACATTATATAAAGGAACTGACTTTAAAATTTCTCTGAATATTAAGCAATTTGATACTACGTTTTTTGACTTGGACGGGTATTCGGTTGCAGCATATATGGCAAGAAATTATACTACATCTAATAAAATCAGTTTAAATCCTAACATAATTAATAGACAGGAAGGATTAGTTGAACTTTCTTTACCAAAAGTTAGTACTAACTTTGTAACTGGTGTAGATGCATTAAAAGTTGGTAGATATGTTTACGATTTATATTTAATTGATAATGTTAATGCAGTAACTGATAAAGTTATTTCTGGTGTAATAGAAGTCAACCCTTCAGTATTCTAAAATGTCAAGTTATAACGTCAGAATAAATAGAAGTTCACGAAAAGTAATATCACTT